AACTGTAACAGTGCATGACTACGCATTTCATCTACATAAGTGTATCCACGCCAATTGCTACGCATACTGTAACGTTCACACAGTTTAATGTACATCTTAGCTAGGTTGTTTGTAATAGTACCATGCTGTGTATTAAATTTACCGTTGTCTAGTCCACCTTCCCAATGACTACGCAACACTTCTCGCATCTCGCCATTCACATTAGCATAATGTTGAAAGGGAGGAAAGTTACATTTTGCATGATGATCAGCTACCGTTTTTGGTTTGCTTTTACGTCCTGGCTCTAACGGCACATGATCAAATGTCATCAATCTAAATATTAAACTTTTTTCGTCTATGTCCGCTGGATCAACTTTATAATTTACTTGTTTTGGTTTTTGGCTTGCTTTTCTTGCAGTTTCATTATACCATTCGTAGTAAGCAGTTTCATATGCTATTCCACTTAGCTGATGTGCTCTATTTTCTTTTGCTAGTTGAATTATTTCTGGATTTTTAATTTCTTCGATATCTTCTACTATAACATCAAATCTAGTGTAATCATCGTCGACTACACTGCAATAGCTTAATTTACTTTTGTGTATTTCTTTAAGCATGTCTTTATTATTAAGATATTTTTGTTTTCTCATTATACTTCCTTACTTTTTAATAGTATATGTTCAAATACCCAATGTGTCAATAACTACGCATAGATTACAACAATAAATATAACTATAGGAGAATCAAATGAGGTATACACAACTTAACGAAGATATCGCAAAAGATATTGCTGTGTTTTATGGTGGCAGATTCCAGCCTATGCATAAAGGTCATCACAAAGTTTATATGGACTTAGTAGAGCAATTTGGCTCCGACAATGTATTTATCGCTACTACAGTTAGCAAAACTGCAACAGCAGAACGTGATCCATTTAGCTTTGATGAAAAAAAGATGATTATGAATACTATGTTTGGAATACCAGAAAAACAAGTTGTGCAAACACAACCATACAGACCAGATGTAAAACTTACAGGTAAAAACCCAGACAACACCGCAGTAGTACTAGTGTTCAGTGCAAAAGATGCAGGTAGACTAAAACGTGGCGGATTTTTACGAGATTACGAACCGGGTGCTGAAATGGTGCCTAGTGACCAAGGTGCTTACATATATGAAGTGGGAATACAAGAAGGTGGCATGAGTGCTACTGATTTTAGAACAGCTATGCAAAGTCCACAACTTGATCAAAATCAAAAAATGATGAAGTTCAGAGAATTCTTTGGAAGTATTAATGCTAGTGTGTATAATTTTATAGGGAAGAGATTAAGTGGCAGTTAGTTCAGAAAATAGAGCACAGTTAAGATTAGCTCCATCAGGTTTGAGACGACAAGGCCCTCCGGGCTTTAGCGGCGGAGGTGGCGCGACTGGTTTCTACTTTGATGGCCCAGCGGCACCGCTTAGACAACATGGTGGAATACTATTTCCATTCCAGCCTGATATTACATATAGTGCAAATGCAAGTTATTCGCCATACGATATGACACATACCAATTATACGTTTAACGCATATAGAAATAGTCCAAGTCCTAGTATTCAGTTGAACACAACTTTTGCTAGTACAACTGAAGATGAAGCAAGGTACACAATGGGTGTACTACATTTTCTACGCAGTGTAACAAAAATGTTTTTTGGCATTAATGAAACTGGTTCACCAGGAGCAGGTACTCCGCCGCCGGTACTTAGATTCAGTGCATTTGGAGAACAACAATTCAATAACATACCTGTACTAGTAGAAAACTTTAGTACAACTTATGACAGTAACGTTGATTTAAAAGATGTAGATGGAAGTCAGATTCCAGTTGTAATGAATATTTTTGTTGGATTACTAATTCAAATTAGTCCTGCAAAACAAAAAAATGATTTCAGCCTAAGGAGTTTTGCTAGTGGAGAATTATATAAAGGTGGATTTGTCTAATGCAAACAAATTATAACAACACAAGTAACTATGCTAAAACTACTCTTAATAACAAATTCTTAGAGTTTTACAATCCTCCACTCACACAAGATACGTTGTCTGAGAAAACTGTAACTATGATATTGCAACCAAAGTATGATAGACGACCAGACTTACTTGCAAATGACCTATATGGATCTAGTAGACTATGGTGGGTGTTTGTCCACTACAATAGAGACTTAATAAAAGATCCTATCATGGATTTTAAAGCAGGAATCAAACTTATAGCACCAAAAACATTTAAGCCATCAGGAGTTAATTAATGGCCCTGAAACAATTCTATCAAGACAATGTATTGAATCAATTTGATTCTTACACCTACAAGTGGAAAATTATGATGTGTCATCCAATGGAGGCACATAGATTTGAACAACTTATCAGCGACGACAATAATAGAGTTGTAGTACTAGCAGAAAGCGGAGTTGAAAGTGAAATTAATATTGGCAGTGTACAACACAGCCTAACACTTGCTTTAAAAAAGAATCAAGACAGAAACGGCGTTGCCAACATGTTCAGTTTTAATCTAATTGAACCAGGTGGTGCAACTTTTTTTAATCGCATACTAGAAGCGGCTAGGCGTTTAACAATTGAAAATCATTTAAAAGCCGCATATCTACTAGAGCTTAGATTTATAGGAACAAAGGACGGTATAACCACAGAAAATGTTGTGGGACCTTTTTATTATGTTACAACTACAACTGGTATTACATTTGACTATGCAGATGGAGCAACCACTTATAGAATGGATATGGTTGAAACAAAGGTAGATGCTTTTAAACCACAAACACTTTATTTAAAACAAGACACTGGTACACTTAAAGCAACAACATTCGGAGAGTTCTTAGATGTCTTTACTAAAGAAGTCAATGAACAAGAAAGAGAACGTGTAAATCTAACCAATGCACAAATTTTTGCAGATGAATACACATTCAATACCAGAAATGAAGCTACTGAATGGAATGGCTGGACTTTTGGAGCCAGTGGCGCCGCAGGCGATACAAGATTAAAAGGCACTAGTGTTACTGGCGCCGGAGGAACACTAACTTTTAATTTTGCTAAAGGCACCGCTTTAAGTGATTGTGTTGTGGTTGCACTACTACACACAGTAAACATGCGTAAGTTACCAACTGGTGCAGGAGGATTTCATAAAGATAATCCTGACGAGGGTGAAGCTAAAGCTCAAACTTTTAAAGATTTAAGCAGTTGGTTTGTTTTTGATACTCAGACTGAATACGGTCATTATGATACAAGAACCAAACGATATCAGCTAAAGATTGAATATAGTCTAATAAAATATCTCAATGGTGATGTAATACATGATCCAAACAGTTATGACCAGATGCTAAAATCATCAAACATTCAAAAAGACAGAATTAAAAACTTATTCAAACAAGGTCTAATACGCAAGAGATTTGATTATAGTTTTACTGGATTGAATACAGAAGTTTTAAATTTAGATATTTCTTTACAAAACACTTATTTTCAATTACAAGCATTGAATCATGGAAAGTTAGCTACTAGAAGTCAAGCATTTACTGGTATGGGTACTGAAGGTGAGAGTTTTAATCGTATACAAGGATCGTTGGATGATAATAACTCAGAAAGACAAGCACTTAAGGCAAAAGACGCAAAGTTAAAAAGTCAATTAGAAGCGTCTTCTGGTGGTGATCCTGAGATTGATAGTATAGCGACAAATCAAACTGCTATAAAAACAGCGATTGCTGAAAATAATGAAGCCTTGAAAAAGAATGCTGAACAAGGTAAAATACTAAGAGATGAACGAAATTCCGCATATGAAAAGTTACCTAGTGCTAAAGCTAGACTAGAAGGTAGTTTGTCATTGAGTAACAGATATATTACGCAAGACCAATTGCTGGGCAATGTTGCAAATCCTTCTGATTCACAAGAAACAACACCACTAACATTTGAAGCAAATGTAGTAAACAGTAAAGCAACTCAAGGACCGGATAATGAAAACCAAGGCGCTGTAATGCTAGGCGCAGTTGAACTTAATCTTAATACACTAGGAGATCTTACAAATCAGTTACTATCAATTAGAGGTGATCCTTATTGGTTAGGCAGACCCAAAGGTTCTAAAACAAAATTTGAAGGAGCTAACTACGATGTTGGTGGTACAAATTATTTCCTTAATCTTAATTTTCCTACGTACCCAGATGAAAGTACAGGACTAATGAGTGTAGCAGAACAAAATTTTGGTATCATCGGATTATATAGAGTATTCAATGTAGAAGCATCTTACAGTGATGGTCAATTTACTATGCAGTTACAGTCATTTAGAGATTTAAACACAAATATCGGATTAACCATTGATGAACTGTTGAGTGGTGAGATTGATGATTCAGATTATCGAGCACAAGAACAAAGATATATGGGTATAGATGGCCCGGCTGATGCTGAATTATTAGATCAACAAGACTCTGGTAACAACGTTACAGGTCCAGAATTAGGAATAGTACAAGATGGTGATGCATCAGGCACAGTAAATGAAAAACAATCCAGTGTTGCTGGTATTAGAACACAAGCTATAACACAAGAGCTTAAAGGCATCTTGCAAAATGCGGCTTCAGAAACAGGATTAGATGTTGAAGTATACAGTGGAGGACAACCAGCAATAGGCACAAGTAACAAAAGAACTGGTAGCACAAGACATGACAATGGTCGTGCGGCAGATGTTAATTTATTTACAGGTACTGGTGCAAATAGAAGAAAATTATCGTTAAAGAATCCAGCTGATGTGCCAATGATACAAAACTATCTACAAACAGCAAAAAAATATGGTGCAACTGGATTTGGTGCTGGAAACGGATACATGGGTGATGACGGATTTCACATAGACAATGTGCCTAATAGGGGCGGTGTATGGGGAGGTCCATTTGATCCTGTGCGTAAAACTTATACAAGAGATGGAGCACCAGCATGGTTAAGAACGTTAGGATAAAAAATGAGTACAAATAAACAAGATACAACATTGAATGTGCCAAGTAAATTTAACCATTCCAATGCAGGCGGAGTTAATAGATACAGAGGTGTTTATCTAGGAAAAGTAGTTGATATAGTTGATGATAGATATGAAGGCTACATTTATGTTGATATTATCGGACACAACAGACAAGGAAGAATATCAAACAAAGAATCGAGACAAAAAGCGGTAAGAGTAAGAAGAGCATTGCCATATGGAGGTCATTATCAAGGATCTGATCATACAAGAAGTTATGGTATGAGTTGTCATCCACCTGCACCTGGTACTGAAGTAGTAATCTTGTTTACTGGAACGGATCAAGAAGGCATTATGATAGGCGTATTGCCTGACACTGGAAGAAATAGTAGTATTGGTGATAACACTGTGGCGTTTGCTGAAGGTGAACAAGGAGTTGCACATACCTATGACACATCAGCAGTTATGTCACAAGATAAAAATACAAGACCAAGACATGAACTAACAGGTGCTGTAGCAAATCAAGGATTGGGATTAGACAGTGTCAGAGGATTGAGCAGTAGTGGAGCTAGACGAGAATCTCCAAGTAATGTGTTTGGGTTTAATACTCCAAGCGGGCACAGCTTAGTACTAGACGACGGTACTGTTAAGCCAAGTGATTCTAGTTTAGCACCAGACAAAGAAAGAAAAGCAGGACTGAGTAACCTTGTTAGACTTAGAAGTGCAGGCGGAGCACAAATGCTGTTTAATGACACAGCTGGTATAGTTTATGTTATAAATCAAGCAGGCAATAGCTGGGTACAATTAGATGCAGAAGGAAAGATTGATATCTATAGTAGTGGTGACATCAGTATGCACACTGAGAATGATATGAATCTACATGTAGGAGGTGACTTTTCACTAGATGCAGATGCTATTAATATGAAAGCCAGAGGCACAGACGGAATTAAAATTGAAACAGCAACAGGTGAATTTAATTTGCACAGTGCTAAAGATATAAAACTTACAACAGATTTAAATCAACATCTTAAAGCAGTTGGCAATGTCAGAGTTAGTACAGAAGGTTTAATTGATCTGAACGGTCCACCAGCTACTGCGGCAACTAAAACTACAAACAACAATATTACATCTAATAGAACAGTTAAACAAAGTATTACTGGGAGAGTACCAGAAGCTGAACCTTATGGCGGACACTCACAAGAACAAATTAATGTACCTAGTAGTGCTAGTAGTGATTCACTGTTAACTGGCAAAGATATAGATATGACTAAGGTTTTAAACGATAGTAACTCAGCTCCTAAAAATCCTAAAACAAATAGTACACAAGTTGGCGGATTTTCTCAGCCTGATCAAAATAAAAATCCTAGAAATGGAGGCCCGTTCTGATGTCTAACCTTACTTCTGTAGAACAACGATTTCAAACTGTTTGGGAAGATTTCACAGTTGCTGATAATAATTTGTATTCAACAAAAAATGACGTTGAAAATGTAAATGCTAGTGATAATTGCAAACTGGTTGCATTAAATTTTGCAAGATACAAAGGATATACTCAAACAGCATACGGAGAAGGTTCAGTAACTACAGGGCTAACAGAACAACAATCATTTGATCAATGGACTACTATTTTCAATGAACAGCAAAGAATAGTTAAAAATCAACTGCAAAGAAGTCCAATAACAAAGATAAGTCAAAGTGTGTATGACGGACTTATACTTTATCATTGGATTACTGGAAAATTATTTTATGTCGAAGCCGTCGAAGGCACTTACACTATGTTAGATAGTATACTCAATGACGATTTAGATACTGTAGCTAGTATGATTAGACGCAGTAGTATTAACCAATTAAAGTGTATTAAAGCAAGTACAGTATTAAGATTAGCAGACTATGGTAAAAATAAAAATAGAACTTGGATGAGAACAAACGGCATACATCATATGCGTGACCAAAATGAAAAATTTCTATTAAATGATGCAGAACTAAAACGTGCCAGATTTGCATATTATGCTGAAACACTTAAATTTTTGCCATTTACTCCGGAAAGTATAAAAAGAGATATTGCTAACAAGTATAGTAAAACAATTAGTAAACAGTCATTTACATACAGTGGCTCTAGTATTTTTACGTTAATTAGCCAACCAAGTATGACACCAGTAGAAAAATTGCAGGTAAAGGTAAACGGATCTATAATACAACACCTATTTGACTATACTTTAGGCACAACAGGCAGTGCTAATCAGCTTACAATAACTAAATCTCTTACCAATAACGATATTATTGAAACATCTATTAAAATATAAACTTAGCATTTAATTTTACAATAAATACTTGTATGGCAACTTATGTAGGATATAGCAGTATAGGCGAGACAATCGGAAGTCGTAGTTTAGAAGACATCGACATCGCTAGGCGTGATTTAATGAATCACTTTAATACTCGTAAAGGTGAACGTGTTATGAATCCTGAATTTGGAAGTATACTTCCAGAGTTAGTTTTTGAACCCAATGACTTAACTACAATTACTGCCGCACAAGAAGATGTTGATGTTATAGTTAACAATGATCCGAGATGGAAAGTATTAGAAACATTAGTTGATAAACCAGATGACCATAGCATTGAGGTTAAGGTTCGGATGGAATATATTGACACAGGAACAGCGGAAGAACTGTTTCTTAGATTTACAGGTGAAGAATAATGGCACAAGGCGCAAGACAAAGTAGTTTATTTTCTGCAGAAGATTTTAGTGTAGTATACGAAAGTTTCAGTGAAGCAAATTTTCAAGCATATGATTATGAAACTATACGTAACGCAATGGTTGATTATATTAATAGGAATTATCCAGAAAATTATAATGACTGGATTAATTCAAGTGAATTTGTAAGTTTGATAGAACTTATGTCGTTTTTAGGACATAACTTAGCATTTAGATCAGACCTAGCAAGCAGAGAGAACTTTTTAAGTACAGCTGAACGCAGAGAGAGTGCATTACGTATTGCTGAATTTTTAGGATATAACCCTACTAGAAACGTTGTAGCTAGTGGATATTTAAAAATTGAAAGTATTTTTACTACAGAATCAGTATTTGATTCGTTAGGAAATAGTTTAGCAAATACCACTGTACAATTTGATGACACAACAGATCCAAATAGCTATCAAAACTTTTTAGCTATTATGAATAGCATATTTCAAACTAGTAGTCAATTTGGCAGTCCGTTTAGTAAATTTACAAGTGCTGGTGTTACTAACGAAATTTACAGAACCAATAGTGTTAATAATATTGCTGTAAGAAACTTTGACAATCAAGTAAACAATAGAGGTGCTACTTTTAGTTTTCACAGTGTAAGTGCAAATACAACTACTAACACACTAGCAGAAAAGACACCTGATCCTTACAGTGTTGTTGACTTACTGTATAAAGATGACAACAGTGGTAACACTAGTTCAAATACAGGATTCTTTGTTGGCTTTAAACAAGGTACATTAGAGTATAAAGATTTTAATATCACTGAAGGATTGCCTAATATTGTATTAGATATAAATGTTGAAAATGTTGCCAACGGTCAAGTATGGGTACAAAACATCGACGAAGTAGGACAAGTACAACAGAACTGGACAAGAGTAGATAGACAATTTGGTGCAAGCACTATTTTTAATGCTACTAGTAATAATATTAGAAACATATATTCAGTCGCTAGTAGAGAAAACGATCAAATTAGTATTGTTTTTGGTGATGGTGCATTTGGCAATATACCAAGAGGAATAATCAGAGTATGGTACAGAGTTGGATTAAATTCAACTTATTCACTTGATCCTAATAATTTTAGAAATACTTCTCTTTTGTTTGATTATGTCGGAGTAGATGGTAACATTCACACTGCTACACTAACATGTAGTTTAAAAGACAAAGTTTCAAATGCAAGTGAAAGAGAAAGTTTAGATAGTATTAAAGTTAATGCACCTAGATTTTTTGCAACACAAGATAGAATGATTACCGCTGAAGACTATAGTATATTCCCAATTACAGTTAGTGAAAATATTGCTAAAATTAAAAGTGTTAATAGAGTACACAGTGGACATAGTAGGTTCAGAGACTTGTATGATCCTACAGCAACTTATAATGATGCAACCATGTACGCCGATGATGGATATATCTATGAGAACAATATAACAAATCGTAGTTTAATTACACTACCAAACACACTAACAAGTGAACAACTTTACAACAAATATATTTTACCTTTGTTAAGTAACGAAGAGCTTAAAAACTTCTATTACAATAGACAAGGATATTCGAGTGCTGGTTACAGCCCAACAACAGATTTTAACGACACAACCGATAGCATTACATCAGCTAATGCAACTACCAACGACGAAACTAATGTTTTTAGATGGAATCAAATTACCAAAGGAGCTACCAGTTCAAGTGGATACTTTACGCTCAATACTGGTTCTGGACCTTATATTCAAAGAGTTGGACTTGTACAAACAAATGCTTTAAGAAAAGCCAGCTTAGGTGGTCTAGTAGAGTTTATTAGTGCGCCTTACAAGATGGGTTATATTAATACTATTACTATAGTAAATGAAGGCTCTGGCTATACAAGTCAGCCAACAGTAACTATTGGCGGTGCAGGTACTGGTGCAACAGCTACAGCTACAGTTGCAAGTGGCAAAATCACATCAATCACAGTAACTAATTCTGGTAGCGGATATAATGCAAATACAGTTGTAACAATCACAGGCGGCGGCGGATCAAATGCATCTGCCAGTGTTAGTGTTGCTTTTGCAGAAACTAAATGGGTGAAGATTGATAAAATATACAAAGACGGACTAGGAGATGATGACGCTAGTGGATCACCAACAGGTTTAGACAATGCAGGAAAAGGTGCTATTGTGCTAAGTGGCATTGTAAACAGTGCTAGTAGAGTGCGTAGGATTGTTCCAATATTACAAAAAGACTTTGATAGTACAGTTAAAAGTTCTGTGTTAAGCAAAATAGATTCAAAAGAAAGTTTTGCCCTAAGATACAATAGTCTTAGTCAGTCTTGGCAAATAATTTCAAGTTCAAATTTACCTGCAAGTACAATTGCCAACAACAGTGTAGCTAGTTGGAGTAGACTTTATGAAGCCGATAATGCACAAACTGGAAGAGATAACAGTTGGCTAATCAGACTAAATTATTCAAGCACCCAATGGGAAGTATTAGCAAGAAGAACACAATTGGTATTTGGAAGCACACAAAAGTTAAAATTTGGTAATTTAAATTTTAATGAATCATTTAGTAGTGAAACAAGGAAACCTTTAAAAGATACACTTAAAGTTTTAAGTATTAACAAACTTACTCCCAATGATCCTACACCACTAGGCGCTGATTATACCTTTAACACATTTGGATATATTACATATCAAGACGGGTATACAGACCCTTACAAAGTAAGAGTCACATTGTCTAGCCCAGATAATGGAAACTATCCAACCAATCCAGAAAGTTTTAATGCTATTCTGCGTGGAGAGACTATTAAGCTAGGAACAAAAACAGTCGACGGATTTAATTATACAGTATATGATTCAAATGGATCAACCATAGTAAATGGTAGAGCAGACTTGCATACTCAATATAATAGAATAAGTGATGTTGATAATGTAATTGATCCTGCAATTACAAACATTATTGATACATATGTACTATTACAAAGTTATGACAGTGACTTTAGAATTTGGGCTAATTATGATGGTAGAATAGAAACAAAACCCAACAGCCCAACAATAAACGAATTAACCAATTTGTTTAGTACGTTAGAATCTAAAAAAGCAATTAGTGACCAAGTAATATACAGACCTGTAAAATACAAGATACTATTTGGTGATCTTGCTGACAGCGAACTACAAGCTAGATTTAATGTAACTAAAACAAGCAACAGTTCAATGAGTGATACAGAAATTAAACAAAATATTATACAACTTATTACACAATATTTTAGTATAGAAAATTGGGACTTCGGTGAAGATTTCTACTTTACAGAAATGGCGGCTTATATACACAATAATATGATTGGTGAAATAAGTCAAGTAACAATACAGCCAGTTGGAAATACAGATG